GTTACCAGCTTTAGCGTGAGCCATACGGTCATCACTCAAGTCTGACAATGAGATCATTGCTGATCGTCGTACACCACCGACAACCACGACTTCTCCGACCTTACATAGAATATCGTGTGCCTCAAGCGAGGTGAGCTTCCGTCCAACTGCTCCACGGAACTTTGCAACCACATACTTGAAGAGGTCAACGAGTGGTTCTGGCCCTGATGCTCTTCCACCAAAGGTCTTAAGTCTCGCTCCTGCCGGACGTACACCTGAAACATCCCACTTAGGCACTTCTCCAGCGTATAGCAAGGCAATGACTTGTCGTAAGGCTTTAGCCCATCCCTCTTTGGAGTCCTTAACATTAATGACAGTGCCACTATTGTACAACTCAACTGGAATCTCAGGTAACTTAGATACATACTTTTGCTCCACACTAAAGCCTACACCAGTACCACACAGTAGAATGTACATAGCCTCATCAAAGGCTTTGGGATCATCAATAGGTAGGTATGAGCAGTTATAACCTGCAATGTTCTGACGCTCTAAAGCATCACCAGCTGTCATGATGCTTCGCATTGATGGCATCACTTCTAAGTTAGTCACAGCATTCTGCAGCTCATCACGCAGTGGCTGTGTCAATGTGTAGTCGTGCTTGTCTTTTAAGTGCTTGGTCATGAACTCAAAGTAACGATTCACAGTCTCAGGCCAGTGCTCTCTCCGGCCTTTATCATCCAAGTAGCGAGAATATCTGCTTTTTCCAATGTATTCTTGGTATGGTGTCATAGTTGTACTCATTAGTCTAGTTCCTTTATTAAATATTCTTGTTTCTTCTCAATCACATCATCAAATCTTTCGACAAGGTCATCACTCTGGAGTCCTAACAGTTCCACGAGTGTGACCTCATCTAAACGTTTGAGAGCCTCTTTCAGTTCTTCAAATGTTATGTTTAACACGCTTATCAATCTCTCTGTCAATGTACCATTTAGCCTTCTTCAGGTCTTCAATGGCATCTTGCTTAAGGTCACAACGCCAGATGTACTTGATTGCATTACCTAAGTTAAAGCCCATGTGTTCTGTAACTTGGATACATTCAATACCTGAGGGATGTGCAGTGTAGTGAGGAGGCTGACTAACGACATCAACTTCCTCTTTAACGTCTACCCACTCTTTAATGGCTTCACTTAGAGGTTTAGCTGCTTCTCTAATGAAAATGCTACGGTTAACCCACTTGTCATAACCTTCACAGTCATTGCAGGGGTGTATTTTACCATCTAGTTCACTATAAAAGCAAGTCTTACATTCAACTGTTGCCATATTTCCTCCCTAGGTATTCAACACTTAAGAACATCTCATCAAAGTGACCATCCTGTACTTCATTCATCATAAGTAATCCCCTCCAGTGTCTGTTACTTAGTTGATCCATATAACTCTCATCGTGTAGATAGTAAGAGCCAACGATGATAGCACAAATAGGCTTCCCATCAGCACGTTTACCATAGGCAATTTGCTTTCCTTGTTGGTGTCCTGCAACACAAGACATATGAAGCTTGTTAATAATAGCACTAGCAGCACCAGCTGGCCTTCCCATCGCACCAACAGGCCAGTAGTGATTAAAGCCAACACCATTAATAAACACAGGATGAAGGAAACCGTGTACTTCCCAGTCTTTCTCATACTCAAGATCCTTTGTAGATATTAAGCCTTCAAGTGTAGGATTATTGTTAATAGCTCTATCAATCCTGTTCTCATGGTTCCCTAAAGTCATCACCATACGAGGCTTGTACACCTTGTGCTTAGATGACTTCTGAGACTTCTGAAGTTCTCTCAAAGGAGCCAGCAACAACTTCATAGCTTCCTTAGTAGCTTCAACGTCCTTCTTGTAGCGTAGACCTTCAAAGTACTTACTACCCTTGATGTCGTGAGTGCTCAGGCTTGGCATATCTGCAAAGTCACCTATGTTAATCACTACATCAGGTTTGTAATCGACAATGGCTTTACCAGCCCATGTCAGGTGCTCTAAAGGTACACCCTCTTTAATCTGACAGTCCGGTATGACTAAAATCTTCAAGATCATCTCCTTCCACTGTTAGTCTCTCACCTTCACGTAAGCCAGCTTTGATGGCCTCTAGGATACCAAAGGTAAGAAGTGATTGAGCTTCAGCATGAGTCAAGTCAAACTGATATGTTGCATCTCCATTGGAGTGCTCTTTAATCAGATTTACGTTCATTGTTAGCCTCCTTCAAGAACTCTTCAGCATCGTTAACAAACATGAAGTACTTGAGACACACAGCCAGAGCTTCGTTGACTTCTTTGCAACTGGCAATGTCTTCAGGATGACTACTCCATCCACCATTGAGAGTATTCAAGTAAGTCTGCTTCATAGTCTCAACTGTGATAGCGTCTGTAAAGTCTTCCCAAGCATTCTTAATCTCAGGAGACTTCATCATTGCTTGAATTAGATTATTTATCATATTTAGAACCTCTTTCCTTTAACCATGACAGTGGAATATCTTTATCAGCATACTTGAATCCATGCTTAGTGCACCAATCCCCGTATGTAGTTTGGCTTACCTTTGAAAGTTTAGACCTAGAGTTACTGAAGACAAATCTAATATCAAGTTCAGGATGTTGTTCCTTCACCATCAAGTGTTTCTGTCTGTCAGCAGTCACGAACCTGCCTTTGCTCTCAATGATAATACCGTTACTCAGTAGTAAGAAGTCAGGAGTGTATGTACGTTTCTTCTCAGGCTGCGTATATGCAATCACTAGCTTCTCATACTCAAATGGAATACCTAAGGCTGTCAGGTTATCAGCTATCTTGTCTTCTAAGCCTGACCTGAATCCATGCTTTAAAGCTACTTGTCTAACTGTCAGTGGCTTCTTACGCTTAGGCTTCATCTGATTTTGTCCTGTGATACTGGTGCAGTAAAGCTCCGAAGGCATCTGTAAACTCTTCATCGTGGTTTAGCTTACCCATTGTGAACATAATGGCATGAACTAACTCATGGTAGAAGGTTTGCTCAGTACTTTGTTTGTTCATTCCACTACGAATTGAGATAGTCTGTTTCTCAGAATCACACTTACCCATATCGTCTAAATGATTAACAAACTCTACTGTCCAGACAGCTCCTGCGAGACTGAAGGTGGTTGCCACATCTGGTTTGTCTTTCTTCTTAACCATAAGAGCTGTCCATTTTCCAGTACCCTGTCAGTATTGCTGTCATAAGCTTTGATACAAGCTGCATATAATTCCTCTTCGGTTGTACAGTCTTTGAGAATCTTATCAGCCTTTACAGGGCCAATACCTCGGATACCTTCAATGTTATCAACTCTGTCACCTGTCAGTATCTGTTTATAGAAACTGTACAAGCCTTCAAACTCAGTAACATAATACTCCTCATCCTTTACAGGATTATAGTGCCACCCCGGTAACTGATCTAGATCCTTGTCAACGTGGACGATCCAGTAGTTACCTTCAGTGGACGCTATGCCTACAGAGTCATCAGCTTCCTCGTTCTCAGACATCTTAGCACCGAGCTTCATGAGATGTTTGCGAAGAGCCTCATAGTGCTTAGGCTTGGGAGCATCCTTACGATTACCTTTGTAAGGAACAGTGGTAGCTACCTCGAATCTAAAGTTAGTCTTACCTGTAATCCATGCTCTGTAGTCATCACACTTCAGACGCATATAGATGATGTCGGTAAACCACTCTGTGAGTCGATTTAGTGCCCACTGTTCTTCTTCAGCTTCATTGGAGAAGCCAACTTTATAAACTAAAAAGTCAGCATCTACAATAGCCTCAGTAGGCCTGTTAGAGAACGTCATCCGCTGTCTCTGCTGCTTCTTCACCTTCAGGGACGTACACCTTCAGTTCAGTAACAATCAACTTCTTAATAGAAGGTGCAGCACCAAACTTAGCTGACATCTTGTGACGGTATGAAGAGATAACTGCGTGACACTTAGTACCATTACCCATCAAAGCAATGTCTACAGGATTACCTTCCTCATCCACAGGTGTGAACAAGTAAGTAGACTTAGCAACAATGAAGTTACCCATGCTCTCTTTGTTCTTGATGTTGATGCCCAGCTCTTTAAGCTTCTCACAAGCTGCATCACTCAAGTTACCAATGGTACATTCGTACTTCTTGTTGTCTTCGTTAAACTTAGTGTTAAAGTTATTCATCCAGTTGCTCCAGAAGATTTCACCAGCAACTTTAACGGGTTTCACTGTATCAATACTCATTTCATTTTCCTTCAATTTCAATGCAGCTCTTGGGACGGGTGAGCTGTATTACCCGATGCTAGATCTTCTAAGTGCACAAGTGCTGATAAGAGCACAGTATACACCTCTTCAAGGTCTAGATCCTCTCCTATCTTAATCTTGAAAGTTTCCCCTTCAACACTAAATAGAATCTGATTCTTATTAATGTGTTTCACGCCAGTTGTTACCAATTTTAAACTCCCCGTCTAGTGGACAACGAAGCTTGAAATGCAGCCCAGCTTCAACGATACTTTGCTTTGCAGCCTCACCTACCATTGTAGCATATATCTTAGGAACTTCAAGTTGAAATTCATCATGGACATTAGCCACCAGCTTCACAGGCCACTTGTTAGCCTTGGTCTTATCGTGAAACAATACCAAAGCTTTCTTCATTACGATTGCACCTGCACCTTGAAGGAGGGAATTAAGAGCTGCGTGTTCACTGCGTACCCATATCTTACGACCATCAAGCCCCGGTACAAAGCCCTTACCCGCATATCTACTAACCGTACTTCTAAGACGTTGTAAGGCTGGTGTGTTCTTAAGAAAGGCATCGATAAGTTTCTGTCCCGCTTTAGAATTACCACCGACAATGGAACCAATCTTAGCTGGCCCTGCACCGTATAGGAATGCGTAAATAAATGTCTTCGCTTGATCCCTTGTTTGGAGACCTGCAGCTTTCTGGTTCTGCGTGTGAACGTCAGTTCCATCCTTTGATGATCCTTCAGTGACCGTTTTAACATAATCTTCATCTTTCATGTAATGTGCAAGCATACGCAGCTCAAGGCCACTAGCGTCACAACCAACCAATACGTTACCTGTTTCCACAGTCCAACATTCTCTGCACTCTGGCCCATAGATACTTCCAGCATTAGGAATCTGTGCCATGTTAGGACTACTGTGAGTCATCCTACCAGTTACAGCTCCATTCGTTATGACCTTACCATGTACTCTACCGTCCTTACCCACAGACTCTAGCCAGCTTTCAATCTGAGCTACACGTTTCTGCAGCATCAGGTATGTAGCAATCATCTGAGCCTCAGGAATGTTAACGACCTTAGACAGTACAGACTCATCGACAATAGCCTGACCCTTCTCAGTAAACACCTTAGGCTTCCATCCTAGCTCCATCAGCTTCTCTCCAATTTGCTTTCTACTTCCGGGATTGAAAGTATCAATGCAGTCTTTGATGGGCTTTCCACTGGTTTTGTGGAACCTTTGTGTGATGACTGGAGGCCATCTCTCTTGCATTTGTTCATAGATTCCAGCCATCTTTCCTTTGATGTCAGCAAGTAAACAGGTTGTATAGGCTTGATCGAGTTTGAATCCATGACGTTCCTGTTCAGCAATGATAGATGCTACCTTATGTTCAAGAGCAAGGCTTTCTTGTGAAAAGTCTTTCTTAGTGAGTTCATCAGTAAGATGCTTATAAAGATTAGCAGTGACCTCAACGTCCCTAATGCAATAATGCTCAAGAAGAGCCATGTGAGGAATGTTGAAGCACTCACCTTTGTATTCCTCTCGTCGTTCCATTAACCATGTCCATACCTTTGTGTAGTCAATCTTATTCTTCCCTAGCCTCGTTCCCCATGCGTCTAAGCTGTGCCCGTTCTCTACTGAGGGATCTAGCAGTCTTGAGGCTATCAGTGTATCGTACACTTGGTTCAAGCGAATCTTCGTACTCCAAAGCCTGTTGAGTATCGAGAAATCGAAGCTTATCCCGTTGTGGGCTACTATCAATGTAACGTCCTTTAAATACTCCACGAGGTTGTCTGCTGCTTTCCATACGTTCACTTCTCCGCTGTCAATGTCCTTAGTTACTACCATCCAGATCGTGTTGTGATCTAAGGTTGTCTCTATGTCCAATACGATACGCTTCTTCGAGTTTGTACTCTTCATACTCTGCCTTTAGGTCTTCATAGTGGTGAATAAGTAACTGATACTTGTCTTGCATTTCATAGTACTTAGTCTCCAAGTCAAGCATTCTACCAGCTATGGTGTCTAGGTCAATCATTCTTTCCTCTGTATGTTAATTCAGGGCAATGATACAGTGTACCCTTCCAGTCAGTATGGTAGGCGGTCTTTACAGGGTCTGCTGCGGTTACTAGTAATGTATTCCTCTTACGTTCCTTAGCCCTTCTCCTGTAAGCATTAGCCTTGTCTCTGTTGGCTTTAGCCCATGCTCTTTGTTTCAGCCTATTCCTCTCCTTACGGGCTTCAATGATAGCATCAGCTTCGTCTTGATTCTCAACATTCTTAACCCACTTGCTCATTTTGCAGCCTCCATGTACAGACCCACGTTACCTAGTGCATAACCAATGAAGGCTATACCTAAGCCAGTGTTACCTTTGTAGAGTAAGTCCACAGCTACTACAGTATAGACCACTCCAATGATTGCAATCAGAATACTACTCATCTTTAGTTTCCTCTTCTAGCTTATCCATCTCTTTATCAAAGGCTACATCACGCTCTTTGTCGCCCTTATCACGACCAAAGATTAAGTCCCATCGAGCATCGTACTGCTCCTGAGCTACGCTAAAAGGTCTAGGTGTACTTCCTTTACTCATAATCTTTCCACACTATTACAGGTGTGTCCTTTCCAATGTAAGCACCCTCAATGTTAAAGTCAATGTAGTCAAAAGCTTCATCTTCAGTCATACCATCTTTGATTATCAGTTGTTGAGCCATCTTCTCACCATCATAGACCAACACTTCCACACGCTCATTACCATTCCATACTAATGCTGCACCTATCTTTGCTTCATCAAAGCCATCCCATTGTTTCATAGTACTTCCTCCTGCATCTCCACCATACGTCCAGTTTCCATGTCATACTTGAGCACACAAGCTGGGCCTGTATAACCATTGTAACGATTCTTAGCTACTGAGATCTTGGTTTGATGTCTCTCATTGTCATCCTGAGCCATACTGTTACGCTCCAATGTAATCACAGCATCACTCAGTTGAGCAATAGCACCTGAGCCTCTGAGCTGCGACAGTGAGACACTACCGCCATCTTCGTGACCTTGGTTCCCTTGCAGTCTACGAAGGTGACTGACACAGATCAATGTAATCTCCAGCTCCTGCACCAGTGTACGAAGCTTCGTCATCATGTTATCAATAGCCTTACGCTCATCTCCATTGTCTTGACCAGATATAACAATACTGATGTGGTCAAGAAAGATAACCCTGCAATCGCAAGCTTTAGCCATGTATCGGATTCTGTTGGCAAT